CGATTATATTGAGTTTAGAAACGGATACAGGAAAGATTCAAGAAAAATGACTGTTAAATTCTTAGAATTATCTATGTTATCGTCCGGTATTGAAACGGATTTAAAATGCTCCGATCCTGTATTTGTTTTAAGTTTTGATAAAAACGGGGTAGAAAATGTCAGGTGATGACAAAAGAACTAAGGTCGAAATAGAAGCTATAGTCAATCAAATCTGCTATATGATGGTCTGCGGAATTACCAGACGGTCAGACATCTTTCAAAATATTTCTAAGATGGACGCATTGCCTAAAAATGAACAGCTACAAAGGGGATGGGTTACCGTTGGGGATAAGTCCGATCGAATGATTGATATGTATGTAAAGCGGGCCCGTGAAGAGTTTTTACAGTACAACGCAGAGAGCCGGGAAGAAACCCGGGCGCTTTATCTGGCCCAATTGGAAGAGCTTTACAAAAAAGCTGTTAAGGATGGGAAGATTCAAACCGCTAATAACATCATGAAAAATAAAATCTACCTGCAGGGGATGGGCGGCTTTAGTGTAACCGGCAATTTTAACGCGTCTCTATTCGATGTCAAATTAACACCGGAACAATACGCAGCATATAAAGATCGTATGACCGGTATGTATGGGGATAAGGTACCCAATTTAAAAGACCTGGACATCGATACAAAAGATATTTAATTAGAAAGGATTTATTATGGATGGATCAATGGTAGAATTACCTAAGTATGAATGTCACAAAATTGTACATGCTATCAAAATTAGAACTATTGTTTATGATGCAGATACAGCAACAAAAGAATCAAGGGAAACCGACGGGAGCGCCTTACTTTATCCAGCGGAAGAAGGATACGGGCCGATCAATGTAAACTATGATTATGTTAAAAAACATAAACCGCAAGCGGGAGGTTATTACGTAGTTTACAAAGACGGCTATAAATCTTTTTCACCGGCCGAAGCATTTGAGGACGGATATACAAGAATAAATTAAATAGAATGCAAAATAGGGCCGGTGGAGCCGGGCGCTACTGTAAAACGTTGATCGGTTGTAGGGCACGTCCCCGGGAAATCCCTTGTTGATTTAATCGACTATGGGGGCCCGTTAAAATAATTATTTTAGTCTGCCGGTGATGGCTGGAAAGGGTAAAGAACGGCCTTTCAAACCGGAGCGATCGCAGGGAGGCAACACCCTGCCGGGATGGTATGGCGGAATGAGACGCTAACATGAGGCAAGCCGTATTAGGGCTGCTCCCTTTAGGGGTCGGTAACCGAAAGGTGAAAATCGAAAGCTGCCATGCTGCGGAAGTGCAGCTATCATCCTGTTTTAGAAAATTAAAGGGCCGATGGTAAATAAAATATTAAATGCAAGCCTTAAAGCGGTTATTGCAACCGATAAGGAAAGGCGGGCAGGTCGAAAAGGCCGTAACTAAAAACCATCCGCCCTTTTTAATGCCGGTTTAGCCAAGTTGGTAAGGCTGCAGGCTGCAAACCTGCGAGCAGGGGTTCAAGTCCCTTAACCGGCTTTGTTTTTAAAGAGGGGGTTTTATCCTCTCAGGTTGTTGACTTTAGGGTGTGGTATAACAAATAAAGGTGCCTGGAAGAAAGACCAGGTTAAACGGTTTTCAAGATTTCCGGCCCGGCAAAATACATACTACACCCTTTTATATTCGCAAGGGGGAAGGTTATTTTAGATCTGATTCAATTCGAAGCGGCACAGCGGCTGCATGACTTTATACCCTGGATAGCCGTCAAACATCATAAGACCCATAAAAACAAATACCTTGACTTTGAAACCCACTTCTACCAGGTACAGATCTACCATGACAAATCGGTCTATCTGGTTATTATTAAATCAACCCAAAACGGGATCACAGAATACGCGGTAATCCGGGCCCTCGGCCATGCTATCCTCGGGCTACGCGTCTTTTATGTCCTGCCTACTTTTGACCTGGTTAAACGCTGCGTCGATGAACGGTACACAAAATCTGTACAGAATACCCCATACTACCGGGCCTTAGCTAAAGCGGCCAAAGAAGAATTTGGACTTAAACAAACCGAAAGCGTAAAGTCAAGAGATATAGGCGAGGGGAATATTGCCTTTGTAAATAGCTTTTCAGACGCGGCCTTTTCAGAGTATGCAGCGGACGAGGTTATCATCGATGAAGAGGACAAATGCTGTCAAAAGAATATCATCATGGCCCCGGAACGTTTAAGCCATTCCGACTACCGGTGGCAACTTCACATAAGCAACCCTACCTTTAAACGCTTTGGAATCGACGCAGAGTATGAGGACACAGATAAAAAAGAATATTTCCAGCCCTGCCCGTCTGGCCATCATATCCGGCTAAATTGGTTCAAGCATGTTGTAAGGGAGATAGACGAGGGCCGGTATGTTATCCGCGATCCGGAGTGGACCTGGAACAGCGGCCGGGACATTCGCCCGATTTGCCATAAGTGCAACAAAGCGATTGATCAGCATGGCCGGGGCTTATGGGTGCCTACTGCAGAAAGGCCAAGCCTGAGAAGCGGCTACAGGCTTACAAAGCTATTTACCGGGACTGTCCCTTATGTGGAAATAATGGGCAGGTTTATTAAAGGCATTACTAACCCGGATGTCATGCAGCGCGTTTACAATGGCGATTTTGGGGAAGCTTACACAGCACCAGGGAGCCGGGTTGATCGGGATATGCTTTTTGACTGTGTAGAGGATTACACCTATTGCAAAAGTAACGGGCTGGTCATAGCCGGCGTTGACGTTGGAAAACTGTACAATATATCGATTAAAGAAATATTAGCCGATGGCAGGACTAGGACGCTTTACCTCGGGGAAGTGCAAGACACTATAGAAACGATCGGCGTATTAAGATCCCATAACGTCAAAGTCGTGGTAGTTGATGGAAACCCGGAAACCAGGGAAGCCCGAAAAATAATAAACCGGTTTAAATTAGGCTTTGTCTGTTACTTTGGAGCCGTTAAAGAAGATAATGTCAACCTTAAAGCAAAAACGATAACAGTACAGAGGACACCGGCCTTTGATGCGGTAAAGGAAGCTATATTGACAAAGGCGACCATTTACCCTAAAAATATTTATAACTATAAAAACTTTATTAACCAGATGACAGCCAGTACCAGGACTTTTAATCCGGAAAGATCCTTTTTAGGTAGTAAGGGCTGTTATGAATGGGTCGAGGGTAATAACCCCGATCACTTTATGCTTGCCGAGTGTTACTGCTTAATTGCGCGGCGCTTGGTTGTTTTGTTGCAAAAGAAATGAGGGTGTTAAATGCCGAAGTACATGATCGCTGATAGTAGCTTATACAACCAGCCGGAAGACTATAGGAATTACCGGGGGGTAAATGTTTTCACCCTTAGCGAATTAAGAGGGGTTACCGGTGTAACTAAGCGCGGCGAAACGATGACCGGTAAAATGCAAATGCCCTTGTTCACCCTTTCACCGGATGAACGGATCGGGATCATGCAGTCGGCCGGATACGTGCAAGCGGTCGTCGGTAGCCGGATGAACAGGATCGCGGCGGCACAGTGGGACATCATACATAAAAAAGAGATCGAGGAAGATACTATCCAGCGTTTGCGGGACCTTAAGCAAATCTATGACGAATATGACAACCCAAACGATTTAAAGCACCTGGTATTAAGATTCAAAATAAAAACCCTATTACAAAAAGAACTTCCGGACCTTAGAGACGACCTAGTTAATTTCAGTAATGCCATGCTAAGATATAAAAAGCAGTACGATCGAAAGGTTGTCAGCCGTAAACAAGAGATCGTTGACTGGCTTAATAACTGCAACCCGGAAGACGATTTTTTTGATTTAACTAAAAAATGGGTCGAGTCTTTAATGATTCACGGGGCAACCGCTTTATTTAAAGATTATACGGAAGATTATAGCATAATGGAAAATTTCTACGTGCTTCCGGGCGGTACTACTTACCCGCTGCGCTCTGTGCATGTTGGCGGCCTAACCGGTTATGTTCAAATGGTAGTCGGCCACATGCCTAAAATCTACTTTAAAGATGAAATGACTTTCACTAACTACCTGCCAAGTGCTGCCCGTTCTTATGGATATGTCCCCCTTGATGCGCTTATCAATAAAATATCTGAACAGCTTTTATTTGATCAATTTGCTGCAGAGAGAGCAGACGGCACTAAAGAGCCGGAAAAAATGGTCGTTTGGGGTGATCAGCGCCCGACGGCTTTCGGGGACCTGACCGGGGAATTATCCCTGCCGACGCTTACAGAGGGGGAGCAAAAACGCGTAGAGGAAAAAATTAACATGCTACGCAAAGGGGCCGTCGTTACCCTGCAGGGTGTAGGGCACCCGTTAGTATTAGATATAAGCAAGGCTGATACTTTTCAAGCACAATCAGACAGGCAGGACAAGCTTTTAAGAGACGTAGCCCTTGTGTTTAATATGACCAACATGGAAATAAACCTGGCTGGCGGGGAGTTTACCAGCGGAAAGGAGACCAGCGAAGAGCAGGGGGAAATTGAAGCTGGCAAGGGCACAGGGCCAATTATGCAAAAATGGGAGTCCATCATCTGCCGGGATATTCTGCCTTATCGCTTTGGCACCGATCATATTTTTAAATATAAAAAGACACTTACGGAAACAGAGCAGGTCAAGCTTGACGCTTTACGCTTTGGGAGTGGCACCTGGACGAAAAACGAAATCAGATCGGCCAGGGGCGACGATCCAATATTTGAGGCAGGTAATGACAGCCTTAACCAGCCGGAAGGGGCAAAGCCAGCGGCACCGGATGGGAGCCAGCTTAACCCCTTTAATATGAAAGCGATCTAATAAAATGAATACGGGATTATATGCCAATAAAAAAAGCGGTCTGTATGAAAGGGGGGTCAAATTGGATAGAATAGTCAAACATAATGGGATTACTATTCATTTCGAAAAAATTAAAAAAGGTATGACTGTAGAAATATTTGAAAAGGCAGACGAAAAGGTCGGGACCTTCTACGCAGAAAGTGACGCTTTCTTTGACGGGAAAGAATGGTCTTTCCGGTGTAAGCAAACAGAATTTATTAATTAATGGAAAATAATATTTTAATTGACAAAAAAGTAAATCCTGATTTTATCGATGAACAGATGGGTCCTTTAGAATTGGACCTGATCGCGTTCTTTAATCTGTTACAGAATGACATTTTTTCTTTAATGGAAGACTACCAGGGCACCCCGGACGCGTTTATAAATGATGTTCTTTCCCTGCTTGATGATCAGGGCGGCGGCCAGGAGGTACGAAAAAGCCTTGATGCTATCCATTTAAAGCCAGTCTACAAAGCGGACCGGAAGTTAGAGGGCCGTCTTGACTTCCAGGGACTTAAAATATCAATCGAAAATGCAAAAGGCAGCGTAAGATCAGGCGTCGATCAGGATGGGCACGGCTGGTCTATAAAAATGCTTTACCCTTACGGTTATATCAGGTGCACGGAAGGGGAAGACGGCGATCACTTAGATTGCTACATAGGGGACGCGAAAGAATCTTCCCGGGTTTTTATAATCCATCAAAACGATCCGGTATCCGGATCCTATGATGAAGATAAAGTCATGTTAGGTTTTAATACTGCAGAGCAGGCAAAAAAAGCTTATACGCTGCATTATGACCGGCCGGGCTTCTTTGGGTTTATGGAAGAAATGGAAATCGAAGATTTCAAAGCTATGTTAGCGGATAAATGGGAAGAGTCAAAAAGCCAGGTCAATAAATCCAGATTGTACAGCCTGGCGGCTAACGTTTTAAAGAGCATGGTTAAAAATGGCAAGTAGTTTTTTTAAACGCCTGGAAGAAAAATACGGGACAGAGAATATCAAGGGAAAAAAATATAAGCGGGTCATTAAAGAAATACTTTCCCATAATCAGGAAAAAATCAGTAATGCAATGGGGCGGCTTAGTGCTGAAAATTACCGGATAAGCTTAAAGGGTGTAAGTGAAACAAAAGCCAAGACAATAAAATTACCGGATATTTCCGAGGTACTGCCTAAACGTAGCGTCTTTATAGTGAAGGCTGCAGAGAAAGGCGACCTTATAACAGACACGCTCCGGACTCGCTTAGAGGCAGATTTAAGATCCTCATTAAAAGAATTTGACGGCACAAATGACAAAAGGATGGAATATCAGCGCGGGATTAAGGCTTCACAAATAAACCCTAAGCTGATACAATCATTTAAAGCTAAAATAACCGAAACATTTAAAGATTATACAAAGCGCGATCCTACGACCGGCGTACCTGGAAACATTCGCAATATAGCAGTAACAGAGGTTAGATCGACGGTTGAAATGATTCGCGCAGAATACAAAGATCGGGTATTAGCAAGCAACCCCCAATTAGAAGGGGTTAAAACCTGGATTCATAACCGGAACTTATCAAAGGAGCCCCGGTGGTACCATGAGGAACAACACCTGGTAACTATTCCAGATGATGAAAAGTTTCAGGTATCAAGGGGGGACGGTTCCGGGGTTGATTTAATGGATAGGCCACATGATCCAACGGCTTCGGCCGGGCAGAATATAGGCTGCAGTTGTGGGATAAAATATCAGGTCCGATTCAAAGAAGATCGGGCGGTTAAGGGGTAAAAAAAATATGCCAGATGTAACAACTCTTGAAGAAAAGAGAATCCGCATACCCTTTCATATCCACCCTTACAAATTCGAGCAAGGGTTGCACGCTGTCGAAAAAGCAGACACGTCTAACGGAGGGGTAAAGCGGCGCTACTTGGTGGGCATAACGTCCGGAATGAAAATTGATGGTCATGGGGAACGTATGACTAAGGCTTGCATAGATTACATGCAAGAGCAGGCAAAGTCCGGATCAATCCTTCTTTATGAAGGGCAGCACGGGGTAACATTCACCGAAGACATAGGAAAATTAGTTGATTCTGAGGTAACCCCGACCGGTGAATGGATTACGACTTAGGCT